TGAAGATGTTTTTGAAAGACTTATGGAAGTAGCAGAAGAAAGAGAGGAATAGAACTTTGTTAATACAAAGGAGAAAGCGATGAATGAAATAAAGAAACTCAGGTCAGAGTTGGGCTTGACTCAGAAAAAGTTTGGGGAGAAGTTCGGAATTCCAATCCGTACTGTTCAGGATTGGGAGTACGAAAAAAGAGAACCTCGTTCTTACATCATTTATATGATGTATAGAATTATAGAGCTTGAAAAATCATAACAAGTCATATAAATTCACTTATTGACAATGCTATACTGTATGTGTAAAGAGTTAAGAGAAGCTCCTTACGATTCCACAATTCACCTTCTTTATATTTTTTTGGGAGGGCGGGAAACGCCCTCCGACTACGATTACGGGGTGATGTGGTGCCTCCGTTGCTACATAATTTTCTGAAGAGAGATGGTTAATGATAACCGTCTTTTTTTGTTTTGCAAAAAAAGGAGGGGTTGCACATGATATACAGAAGATGTATACACTGCGGAAAAAGATACGAGGCGGGCGGAAAGTGCGACTGCGGATATAAAAGGCAGTATGCTCCCCCAACCGGCACGAGAAAATTTTATCGAGAAACGAGATGGAAGAAATTGAGAGCTGTGATCATTGCAAGGTATGATGGATTGGATCCCTGGGCATTTTTACATGGGCGTATCAAATACGCACATACGGTGCATCATATTGTTACAGCGGAGGATAATCCGGAGTTGTTTTATACAGAAGATAACTTAATACCTTTGTCAAGGTCGAGCCATGATGAAATTCATGCGCTGTATAGAAAGAGCGCAGAGGATAAGGCAAGGACGCAAGAGATACTAAGAAATTTGGTAAAGAAGAGACACTAAGAAGGTTGGTGAGGAAGGTAAGCTTCTAAAGACAAGAGAAAAGATAGCAAGGATATACGGTAGGGGGTAGTAAAAAAGTTTGTATACTGTATACAGCGACCGCCGTCCCAATTTTCAACACATAAATTTCTAAATACTCGCCAAAAGTAGACAATTTTGTCCAACACAGGAGCAGGAAGGAGGGCGAATGGGTAGACCTAGAAAAACAATATCAATGCAAACTGGAAATATCAAAAAAGATGTTAGAGCAAGGAGAGAATACGAAGAATCATTAATTAAGACCGAGGGGGATGAACTGGACAAGCTGCCCACTTCGGTCTTTTTAGATGCTACAGCAAAAAAGGAATATGGGCGAATAAAGAAGAACTTGGAGAGTATCGACATAATAGGCAATCTGGACCGTAATGCGATGATAGTCTACGCTAATGCATATTCTATGTATTTGCAAGCTTTAAAGGAGACAAAGAAAAAGGACTTTACTCCGACAATGAAAACGAGTTCGGGCGAAAAGCCTAATCCAATATATGCGATTTTGGAGCAGGCTAAAAAGGATATGGAAACCTCCGGCAGTGCTTTGGGGATGTCCGCAAGCTCAAGATTGAAGATTGCAGCAGAAAAAGCCAAAGGGCAAGAGGAAAATCTCATGCAGATGTTCGGAGATATATAGATATGAGTCATTTGGAGGATATCAAGCAATACGCAAGAAGTTGTTTAGCGGATGAAATCCCTTCCGGGCAAAAACACAAATGGGCATGCCAGCGTTTTCTTGGCGACCTAGACAAAATAGGAACAACGGATTTTCATTATATTTGGAGCGAGGATAACGCTGATAAAATTGTTAAATGGTTTTCTTTGTTGAAGCACTCAAAAGGCGCTTTGGCAGGCAAGCCGATTGACTTGACAATGTGGCAAAAATTCAGAGCGTGCCAACTATATGGATGGGTACATAGAGAGACAGGAAAGAAGAGATTTAAGAAGAGTTTTACAGAGGTGGGACGAAAAAATGCAAAATCTCAGATGGAAGCAGGTGAAGCGCTCTATGAAATAGCCATACAGGCAACGAAAAACATGGAGACATACGAGGTGTATACAGCTGGTACAAAGAGAGATCAGTCAAAAATTGTATTCAGTGAATGTAATTTAATGACAAAAGGCTCAATACTAAGGTCAAAATTCAACTTCAAACGTGACGAGATTGTACACATCAAGACAGGTTCTTTCATAAAACCGCTATCGAAAGAGGACGGAAAGACGGGCGATGGTACCAATCCTGCATGTCTGATACTCGATAGAGATTTGTCGAGTATAAATCGGGGTGTATCGGTGAAGGCTAAGGGCAAAAGCCTATGCTAATACCGAGAGTGTAGCAATCAACTACATTTGTAACGACTAGCAAGTGAGCGTTAAGAGAGCGATAATCTTGCCACGAGCCTCCGACACATAAGAGCATCCTAAAAGGGTGCTTTTTAAATGTGAAAATATAGTCTGAACTTATAGGAAACTATAAGAATTATCGGATAAAGAGCCGATAAGATAATAAATTGGAATACCACCAACACCCAACAACTGATTTTTACGACTTGGGGCTTGGCTCAAACACTAAAGAGCCAATGTTGACAATAATCACCACAGCTGGAAAGGATTTAACATACCCTTGCTATACACAAGAATATGATTACTGCTCAAAGGTTTTAGATCCCGATGTTGATGTCAAGAACGACGAATACTTTATTGATATTTGCGAAGCTGACAAGGGAGACGATCCAGGCGATTTAACTACTTGGCAAAAGGCAAACCCGATAAGGGCGTTTTATGACGATGGTATCAAAAAGATAGCTGAAGATTATGAGATAGCCAAGCAGATACCTGAAAAAATGATAGCTTTTATGACTAAAGTCTTGAATATTTGGGTATCTGCTGCAAATAACGGATATATGGACATGAAAAAGTGGAAAGCTTGCGAAGTCAAGGAACTGCCAATCGACCTTAAAGGGCGACCGGTTTATGTTGGTTTTGATATGTCATCAAAAATCGACCTTACATCGGTCGCCTTTGTCGTACCATTTCAGACCGACAAATTGGACAGCAGTAGCAAGAAGGTAGTTAACTATGCAGTATGGACGCATAGTTTTATCCCGACTGTAGATAAATTAAGAGAACACATCATAAAGGACAAAGTGCCATATGATGCGTGGGAGCGACTTGGTTATTTAACGCTGACAAATACGCCAATTGTCGACCAAGCGACTGTAATGCGTTATGTGCTTAATGAATGCGAAAAATATCAACTTGATATTCAATGCTTTTGTTTTGATCCAAATAATGCCGCAAAGTTAATGATGGACTTATCAGATGAGGGATACACAGTCGAAGAGGTTTATCAAAGTCACAAGAGTTTAAATGAGTCTACACAAGGCTTCAGAGAGCAGGTTTATTCGGGTAATGTGGTCTATCTGAACAACCCTTTGTTTAATTACGCAATGTCTAATACGGTTGTAAGAACAAACAACGGACTTATAAAGATAGACAAAGATGCAACCACTAAGCGAATAGACCCTGTGGATGCAACTTTAGGGGCGTTTAAATTAGCTTTATATCATGATTTTGAAGCTGAAAGCTACAACGACTATGTAGAGAATTTTTTGAAAGGAATGACGGGATAAAATGGGATTTTTTAACAGCTTGAAAAACTTTTTTATACCTGAGACGGCGGACACAGCAAGTGAACGGCTCCGGCAATGGCTGGGGATAGATGATGATATCACTACCCCGAAGGCACTTTCAGAGACAACATACTTCACATGCCTGAAGGTCTTATCCGAAACGATGGGAAAGATGCCGCTGAAGCTATATAAAGAGGATGCGACAGGTGGAAGGGTGAGGGCCGATGCTATAGATGTGCTTTTATACAGGCCGAACAGCGTAATGACTCCGTCAACCTTCTGGTCAACCATGGAAGCAAATTGCCAGCATTACGGTAATGCTTACGCATGGATACAAAGGGATTACGGTAGAGGTTTAAAGACCGGAAAGATACAGACGAAAGCTTATTGGATAATGAAATCCGATTGCGTGACTGTATACATGGACGATGTAGGCGTTTTTGGCGACCGTGGAAGGCTGTATTATCAATATAACAATCCACAAAATGGCGAAATGGCGGTATTCAGACAAGAAGATGTATTGCATATAAAAAATTGGCTTTCTTGGGATGGTGTTATGGGTCTTTCAGTAAGGGAGATACTAAAAAGC